TGTAAATATTTATCGTTAGGTAATCCCTAATATAAATTAAACAATTACAAATAAAATGGCAGAAATCATTCTTTCCCCTGGTGTATTTCAGATCGAATCAGATCAAAGTTTATACACTCAAGCCCCACCAGCTCTTGGTGCCGCTATTGTAGGCCCTACAGTAAAAGGTCGTCCATTTGTACCAACGTATGTTACTACTTATACACAATATTTATCACTATTTGGTGATACTTTTAAAAGTGGTAGCTACTATTACGAATACTTTACCTCACAAGCTGCAAAAGACTATTTTTCAAACGGTGGTCAATCATTATTAGTAACTCGTATTATCAGTGGTTCAGCTGGTATTAGTACTTATGCTACTTCTAACGTAGCTGCTATTAGCACTTTAACTAATGGTACTGCTGCTACAGCTAGTTTAAATTTAACTAATGCTGCTATAGCTCAACATTCTGCTTCTATTAATGGAACATATGTATTAAGTTTATCTGGATCAACTGTAGCAGAAGTTTATAATCGCCTTACTGGATCTGCAGCTTATAGTGCTATTTCTAGTAGTGTTGTTAGTGCTTCATTCACAACACCAAATGTAATATTTACTGCTATTCCTAAAGGTACAACAGGTAATAACTACTATGTAGTATCTGGTAGTACAACAACTATATTCTCTACAGGAACTGATGTTCAATCATTCCAACTTGAAGCATTAGCTTGGGGTGATCAAATGAACAATGCAGCTACGCCAGCTACTATTGTTTCTGGATCTATTACTAATGGAGCTTTAACAAGTGGTTCTGCTTTAAATATTCGTTGGGAAGTAACTAACGCACAAACAGGAAGTGGTACATTTACACTTGTAGTTCGTCGTGGTGATGATAATAATTCTCAAAAGAATATCTTAGAAACATGGGCTAACATGAGTTTAGACCCACAATTACCTAACTATATTGCTCGTGTTATTGGTGATTTAAAACCAGTATACGATGTAACTAATGGATATGTAAACTTTACTGGTAGCTATGCTAACCAATCTCAATATGTTCGTGTTGCTTCAGTAACTACTCCAAACGTAGATTCAATTGATAACAACGGTAATTTTAAAACTGGATCTTACGCTATTACATTACCATTAGTAGGTAGTGGTTCAGCATGTGGTGGATTTAGTGGTGGATTAGCTGATACTAATCTTACAAAACAAATGAATGAAAATATAGGAAACGGTACATCTCCAAGTAATACAAATAACATTCAAGGTTTCTCACCTGCTGATTATAATACAGCATTTACTTTATTATCAAATAAAGATGAATATAAATTTAACGTATTATTAGCTCCAGGTATTGGCTTAGATAACTCAGCTGCTTCAACCATGATTGCATGTGTTGAAGGTCGTGGTGATGCAATTGCAATTTTAGGTGCTGGTGTTTATGGTACTTCAATTGTAGGTGCTACTCAAAACGCTTCTGGTCAATCTAGCAACTATGCTGCAACTTATTATCCTTGGGTTCAATTATACAACTCTAACTTAGGTAAAGCTGTATGGTGTCCTCCATCAACAGTAATCGGTGGTGTATTAGCATTTAACGACCAAGTAGGTGCTGAATGGTTCGCTCCAGCTGGTTTAAACAGAGGTGGTATTCCATCAGTAATTAGAGCTGAACGTAGATTACAACAATCAGATCGCGATACATTATATACAGGAAATGTTAACCCATTAGCTACCTTCCCTGGAACAGGTGTTGTAGTATGGGGTCAGAAAACATTACAACGCAAACCAACATCTCTCGATCGTGTAAACGTTCGTCGTTTATTAATCGCATTAAAAGATTACATTGGTGGTGTTGCTCGTAATTTAGTATTCGAACAAAATACAACTGTAACTCGCAATAGATTCTTAAGTCAAGTTAATCCATATCTTGAATCAGTAGTTCAACGTCAAGGTTTATACGCTTACAAGGTAGTAATGGATGATTCAAACAATACTCCTGATGTAATCGATAGAAATCAGTTAGTAGGTCAGATCTACATCCAACCAACTAAGACTGCTGAATTTATTATCTTGAACTTTAACTTAACTCCAACCGGCGCTACATTCCCTGCATAAGGGGATGTAGTTCCTAATATTTATTAATAGATAAAACATAACATAAAATGCCTGTATTAAATCCAAACGAAATCATGTTTACAGCGTTTGAACCAAAAGTTCAGAATCGCTTTATCATGTATATTGATGGTATTCCTGCTTATTTAATCAAGAAAGCCAGTGCTCCTGGATTTGAAGCTGGAGAAATTATTTTAGATCATATCAACGTTTACCGTAAAGTTAAAGGTAAAGTACGTTGGAATGACATGACTTTAGAATTATATGATCCTGTAACACCAAGTGGTGCTCAATCAGTAATGGAATGGGCTCGTTTAGCACATGAATCAGTAACTGGCCGTGATGGTTATTCTGATTTCTATAAAAAAGATTTAACATTAGATATCTTAGGTCCAGTAGGCGACATCGTTGGTGAATGGATTGTTAAAGGTGCTTACGTTAAAACTGCTACCTTTGGTGATTACGATTGGAGTGCAGATGCAGCTATTAGCTTATCTGTAACAGTAGCTATGGATTATTGCGTATTGAACTTCTAATTACCCCTTCATATTTCTTTTCTTGAGGACGTCTGCTTTGCAGACGTCTTCCTTTTGCATATATTTATATACGCAACAAAAATAAAATAAGTTTATGGCAGAATTAAAATTACCAACTGAGATTGTAAAATTACCATCTAAGGGTTTATTATACCCAAAAGAATCACCACTATCTAAAGGTGAAGTAGAAATGAAGTATATGACAGCTAAGGAAGAAGATATCCTTACTAATAGTAACTTTATTAAAAATGGCACAGTAATTGATAAATTATTACAATCATTAATTATTACCCCAATCAATTATGATGAATTATTGATTGGCGATAAAAATGCAATATTGATTGCAGCACGTATTTTAGGATATGGTGCTGAATATTCATTTAAATATACTGATGAACGTAATAAAGAACATGAAGCAACTATTGATTTATCTACATTAAATGAAAAATCATTAGATGAATCATCATTTAAAGCTGGTGTAAATGAGTTTACTTTCACTTTACCTAAATCAAATAACACTATCACCTTTAAATTATTGACTCACGGTGATGAAAAGAAAATTGAAGCTGAGGTTAAAGGTTTAACAAAAGTAAATCCAAATGGATCATTTGATGTTACTACACGTTTGAAACATATGATTACATCAGTAAACGGAGATCGTGATCAGAAAAATATTCGTGATTTTGTAGATAATTATTTACTTGCTGCTGATGCTAGAGCATTCCGTGAGTATTATAATAAAACCCAACCAGATGTTGATCTAAAATATATTCCTGAAGATGAAAGTTATGTAGGGGAGGGCATAGCAGTTCCTATTTCTCTTAACTTTTTTTGGCCTGACGCCTGAGTATAGACCATCACTATTCAAACAAATACATGAAATAGTATTTCATGGTAATGGTGGATATGATTGGGATACTGTATATCATATGCCGTTATGGTTACGTCGAACTACGTTTAACTTAATGAAAGAACATTATGATAAACAAAGTGAAGAGGCTGAAAAGCAAAACAACTTATTAAAAAACAAAACAGGTTCTAAAGATATATCACGACCAAACATAGCTCCTACCCCAAATTATACTACAAAGGCGCCTAAAAAATAGGCGCTTTTAATATTTATACGTATGCGTACAGACTTTACACCCAGATTATTGATGGATCCTACCCCACAACAACAGGTAGACGCATTAAATACTCAGTTAGAGACTATCAATGATAAAATTAAAGACATTGGTACCAATCTAACTAAAGGAATGGTTACTGAATTAAATACGGCTATACAATCAACAAAAAAATTAGGGGAAAATTTAGCAAAATCAAGAGATTTATCTAAAAGTACTAAAGAAATACAAAGTGCTTTAAATAAAGCTATTGCAAAAAACGAACAATTAAGTTTATCAAAAGCAATAGCAGAAAAAAAATTAAATAAAGCTATACAAGATGGAAATGCAGGTGCTGAAAAAAGATATAAAATTGAACTTTCAAAACTTACTACTCAACTAAAACTTAATGAGCAGATAGAAGATGAAATACGTAAATTATTAATAGCAACTGAAGAAAGAAAAAAACAATCTAGTTTAACTGGAGCTATAGTTAAAGCCCTAGAAAAAAACCTAGGGGTTACAAAAGATCAAGTTAAGGAAATGTTTACCTTAACTGGTTTATTTGCATTATTAATAGATAGTGTATTTAAAGCAGATAAACAAGCTACAGAATTAGCTAAATCTTTAGGATTAAGCAAATCTGCAGCAATGGATGTAAGACAAGAATTTGCTGCTTATTCTAGATCAACAGGAGATGCCTTCGTTAATACAGACCGTTTATTTAAGGCACAACAAGGATTAACTGAACAATTAGGCATTGCTGTTAAGTTTAGTGGAGAAGAAGCGGAACAATTTGCTCGTTTAACTGAAATAGTAGGATTATCAAACGAAGAAGCAGGTAAGTTAGCTAAATTCTCAGCAGCAACAGGAGTATCTACTAAAGATTATGTTGCTGATATTCGTAAAAGTGCTTTCTATGCTCAACAAGCTAATAGAATTCATATTAGCGATAAGGAATTACTTTCTACTATAGGTAAATTAAGTGCCGGTATACTTGTTAAATTTCAAAATAATCCTAAAGCAATAGCTGAAGCAGTAGTACAAGCTAAAAAATTAGGTACTAGCTTAGAACAAGTAGATAAAATTGGAGAATCAATGCTAAATTGGGAATCTTCAATTGAAAATGAATTACAAGCAGAATTAATAACTGGTAAACAATTAAACTTTGAGAAAGCAAGAGCAGCAGCATTAACAGGAGATCAAGCTACATTAATGCAAGAGGTAGCTAACCAAGCAGGCTCATTAGCTGAATTCCAAAATATGAACGTAATTGCTCAGCAATCATTAGCTCAAGCATTTGGAATGAGTAGAGAGGATTTAGCTGATATGTTGGTAAAACAAGAAGCTATTAACAAATATGGAGACAAAGCAGCTGAATTAAATGCTCAGCAACTTAAAGATATGGAAAAACAAGGCCTATCTTTAGATGCTTACCTTAAACAACAAGAAGAACAAAGATCAATTCAAGAGAAGTTTAATGATGCTATGCAAAAACTACAAGATATTGTAGGTAATCTAGCAGCAGGACCATTTGGTAAAATATTAGATGCATTAGCATCTATGTTACAATATACAGATGCTTTAGCAGCAGTTATGGCTATTTATATAGGAAGACAAACATATTTATTAACTTTAAAAGCAGCTGAATTATTGTTAACAAAAAAGAATGCTAAAGCTAACGCGGCTGACGCCGCTGTAGAAGCGGGTAAACAAGCATCTAAAGTTCCTATAGTAGGTGCTGTATTAGGAATAGCAGCTGCTATAGCAGCATTTGCAGCTTTTTCAGGATTATTATCAAAAGGAGATGACGTTATATCTCCTGGCTATGGTAAACGAATGATATTCTCACCTGAAGGCGCTGTAGCATTAAATAATAATGATACTCTAGTAGCCGGCACTAATTTAGGAGGTAAAGGGGGTGGAGACAACAGTGGTGTAATAGCTGCAATTTCCAACCTAGCAAATACATTATCAAAACCAGCCCCATCACCTCAATTTGCCCTTAATGTTGATGGTCAACAATTAGGTAGTGTTGTTGGAAGACAATCAGAAACTGGTACACAACAAGTTAAAAATTCATATAAACTAGCATAACAATTAATATTTATATCAAATAATAAATAATATAACTATGGCAATTATTGATCAATTAAACAGAAGTAATTTAAGCTTGCAAGGCAATGGCTTAAATGTAAACCAAAGCCAACCAGCTTGGGGTTATATTGATGCATCTGCTAACTTAGCTCCAGCCGCTAGTAAGTTACAAAACACATATTCTGTTAATTCTAACCCTAATGTTAGATTAAAAGATTTTAATAGAAATGGTGTAACTTTCGTTCCAGCTGAATCTAAATTAGATGAATTAGATAACAGAGCTCCTAGATTAACACCAGGTGGTGTTGTATCTCAAGTGTATAAATCTCCTGTAGGTCGCCAATACAAACAATTGGGCCCTCAACCAGGACGTTATTAATAGAATTAAATGCCTTTAATAAACTTACAAACAGACTTAAAATCCATTAAGTATGGACAAGACCGTCCAGGCGGAGGAGACAGTGGTCTGCCTTATATTAAAACAGATATCAATACTATTGATAGGGGTTTTAATCAATTTAGGTTAACTAAATTTGATGATGGTTTAATTAGAGGTGGAACTATAGGAGCATTAAATGCTTCTATTACTGATACTTTACGTATTGGAAAATTTTTCCTTGATGCTCCTAAAGGCCCGTTATTTATAGTTAAACAGGTTGGATTACAATTATCCAATCCACGTTTAGAAGTGCCTAAAAACCCAGCTAATATAGCTGCAGGATTACCTGATAACGTATTATCTGTAGGAACAAATGGCTTATTAGAACCAACTCGTATTTATAATTTAGGTATTAATACAATAGCTCAAATCCCAGTAAATGCATTTGGGGGTCACTTTAATAGACACGGTATATTACCTGTTCAACCAAATGCTAGTAAATATGAGGCAATAGTTACTGCTAATAATAGTTATAATGCTAATAGATTAGTAGGATTAACTACTAAATTTAAGTTAGGTGATAGAAAACCTAATGCAACTATTGATAGAAGAATAACTAATACTATTAACACAGTAACACAAGCTATTAATTTAATTGCAGGAACATCTATTAAACCAATTAATGTCAATCCACAAGATTTAATTATTGATGATTATAAAGGAGGACCTGGTTCTGTTTATGGTATTTTAGGTCGTACTACAATTAACAGATATTATAATACTGAAGATGTTTTTAAAATAAATTCATCTCTTAGTTTTAGCAAAGATTATGCAGGTAAAACTAGAGATGAAAAAGGTGCTTCTCAACCTGTAAATTTTTCTCAAGATAAAGGAACAGGAGCAAATTCTATTTCTACATATCCAGAAGTTTCTAGCGACGTTAATGATATAAATACTGCTACAAATCAATCATCAGTAAAATATTCTTTACCAGCAGCAGGCAATCCTTCTCTAAAAACATATGCTGCTGTTAAATCACAAATTAAAACAAATATTTCCCAATCTATTCCTAATACAGGAGAATATTCAACTTCTCCTACTGAATATAAAAATGGAAATATATCTACAGTAAAAGATAATTTAGTAGTAGATAGAAATGCAAAAGATTTTAGATATTACGGAGAAGTCAAAACATCAGATAGTGGAAGTAGAAATACATACAATAATACAAACGTATTTGCTAGAAATGATTCTTCTATATTTACAGTAATATTTAGAGCAATTAATCCATTTGGTCCTACTGCTATTGATAAAACAACTGGATTACCTGGAAATGAAGAAAGATGGGCATTTAATGGTTATATAAACGGATATAAAGATAATTTTAATGCTACATGGAATGATATTAATTATGTAGGTAGAGCTGAAAGTTTCTATGTGTATAATAAATTTAAACGTTCTGTATCATTCGGTTTACAGGTACCTTGTTTTAACAAAACACAATTATTTGAAAAACACAGAGCATTAGGTCAACTAGCATCAACAACTGCCGGTTCGTATAATAATAATTTATTAGGTGGTGTTTTACTTAAAGTAAATGTTGGAAATTATTTAGTAGGAGAATATGCTACGCTAGATAGTATAGATTATAGCATACCTTCAGAAGCATCTTGGGATGTAGCAGATGATGCTTTATTATCTATGTATCTTGATGTTTCTTTTAATTTAACTATTATTCACAAAACACTACCAAAATATCAACAAACAGGACCAAGTCGTGGTTTCTTTGGACATTTACCTGACCCACAACAGTCAAATAATAGACAAGGAGGATTTATTACTCCAGTAGGGGTAGTTAAGAAATTTACAAAAGATTAATATGGCAACACGCTACGACAATAAAACAACATTAAAAACATCAGATGGTACTCCGTACTATAAAGGTAAAATGTATCCTAACATACCTTTATCTGAAGCTGATGTATATGTTATTACAACTATTGGAGATAGACTTGATTCCCTAGCCTATTCTTATTATAATGATGTCAATTATTGGTGGATTATAGCAGCAGCAAACAACAATGCAACTAAAGGCTCTATGTTTCCCATTCCTGGTACTCAATTAAGAATACCAACAGATTTAAATTATGTTTTAAATTTATTTGATCAATTTAATAAATCCAGATAGATGTTATGTCAATATTTAGAGATACATTCACCCCAGAAGTAAGCGGTTCATTAGCAGCTCGTCAGAATGCTATGGCCGTTCGTGGTTCTACAGCTATTCAATATCTAAATTCTCGTAATTCGTGGATTAGAATGACATCTGCTGTAGATGTTGAAGGTAATAATGACTTAGCTAGACAATATGTTTTATTAGGTGGTACTTTATTTAATAACGATAAATTAAGAGCAGGAGTTGGGGATAAAACAAAAGCATACAGTGCAACGACTCCATCAGGTAGAACAAATAGATTAGGTATTCGTCCTATGCCTGGTATTACATCACTTGATATTAAATCAAAAACAGCTTACGGTTCATTAAGAGAAGTAACTATAAATTTTCAATGCTGGGATATTAGCCAACTTGAAGATTTAGAATTGCTCTACATGAGACCAGGTTATACTGTACTTATAGAATGGGGATGGTTACCTTATTTAAAGAATGATGGAACTATAGAAAAATCTGTTCCTCAATTCTATGATATTCTTGATAAAAAAGAAACAAACAGATCACAAATATTTTTAGAACTATTTAATAAAAGCAAAGCATCAGGAGGAAATTATGATGCAATGTACGGCTACATCAAAAACTATCAGTGGTCAGCTAGAGAAGATGGTGGGTATGATTGTCAAGCTACAGTTATATCAACAGGTGAAATTATTGAATCACTTAAAGTAAACTATGTAAGAGCAGATTTAGCTAATTATGGTTTCTATAAACAAGGAGAAAAAGGAAATGGTTTCTTAAATGAACTATTTGACCCTCAAGGTAGTAAATCTTCTATTGAAATAGGCAAATATTATGAAAGAAACACATTAGCAGGGATGTGGGCTGAATTACATTTCAAATTACAAGACCCAGCCACTAAACTAACAACAGGTTTAGGGACATCTATATTAGGCCAAAAAAATGATCCTGCAAAGTTCCCTGCTTTAAAAAGTTCAGAAGAAAATACTTTAGATGATAGTGATATGCAATATTATATCACCCTAGAGGCAGCATTTGATATGATAAACAAATATATCATTGCTAAATCTGATAGTGGAGATCAAGAACCATTAATAAAATTATCAACTAAATCTCCTACTTATGACCTCCCAGATGGAAGTGAAGCAAAAGATTTATTATGTGTAGCACATCCACTTCAAATATCAGTAGATCCATCTATATGTTTAATTAAAAATAATGTTTGGACAACAACTGTTCTTCCTGCTATTAGTGAAGTAGCTACAACTGTTACTACTCAAAATACAGAAGTAGATAATATTGTAAAAGAATTAATAGCAGCTTCTATAGATATTGCCGGTAGTAACTTTAGAATAGATGATTTCATAACAGCTGTTAAAAAAATTACCCCAGAAAATTATAGTCTTGTAGATGGGGTTTTTAAAAATGGTAAATATTTAGATAATACTAATGTAGAAAATAGATGGAATTTTCCTAAAGAAGGATTTTTAGGATTGCTTAGAGAACAACTTATAACAAAAGGAGGTGATCTTCCTGACACTTATATATCTTCTGGTTATCCTTTAACTAATTATCTAATAAGTAAAGAGTTACAAGCATTATATTATTTATATATAATACAAAAATCATTACCTTCTAGTATTAAACTAACAATTAAATTAAGCCCTAAGGATGCCCAACATCAACTAACAACCCTTGATGATATACTAGCAGGTCAACCTGATCCAAAACCATTTTTCTATAATATAAAAGAAAAAGATAATACAACTGATTTTACTGAGATTTTTGCTGGAGCTGTTATTGAACTAAGAAACTATACTATTTCAGATATTTCTCTTCCTGCAGCAACAACTACAACTAGTGAATTAATTCTAAATACCACAGATGCCATTGCTTCATTAGATTATATAAAAACTTTAAGAAAAAATTATTTTTATAATGACGATTACACAACAGAATTAGGAATTATAGGAAATATATATGTTAATGTTAGTTTCCTTTATAAAAAAGCTTTAGATTTAAACACAGAATCACAAGACAACAATGGAAAAAGTGAAATTAATCTATACAACTATATTAAAAGTATAATTTCTGCTATTCAACCATCAATAGGAAACGTTAATAATTTTGAAATTCATGTTGACCCTGTAGATAACATTGCCAGAGTAATAGATGTTAACTTTACAGCACCAACAGCAGAAAATCTATTTGAATTACAAGTACACAATACTAAATCAATAGTACGTAAATATTCTCTTCAATCTCAAATATTTCCAAACCAAGGAGCAATGATTGCTATTGGTTCACAAGCACAAGGAGGTCAATTAGGTATGCAAAACAATACTATGATTGATTTTAATAGAAATTTAATTGATAGGATTACTCCTAAAAAATCAACACCTAGAGAAAATGATATTAATTATAATTCATCTACTTCTCCATCTGTTGCTAATAGTTTAGCAGGAATAGTAAAGTCTCTTTCCGCTTTTAATAAACCAGCCCCAGCAGAATCATCTAATTCTTCTGCAAGTTCAATTGATACTTCTAAAGCTAAAAACTGTTTAAGAGATTTAATAGTATATTTCCAACAATTATTCTCATCTCCTGGAGCGAATAGAAATATTATTCCTATTAAATTTTCATTTGAAATGGATGGTATTGGGGGATTAGTAATAGGACATTTATTTAAAATAAACCAAGACATATTACCTAGAGGGTATAAAGGACCTAATTTAGCTCAAACTGTAACAGGTATTGGACATACAATTTCTAATAACGATTGGGTTACTAAAATAGATGCTCTAAATATTGTATTAAATAGATCTGAAAAAGGAAATTTTAGTGAACATTTAGCTGAAGTTCAACAAATCATCATCAATGCTTTAAATTTAACAGGAGAGGATAGTGGAGGAGGAGGAGGTAATACTAACCCTTCATCCGTAGCTTATCGTGGATATGAGCAGCAAACAGTAACAAAATCAGAAAATATAAAAAACAAATATGAACCTGCATTAAATAAAGCCCTCCCTACTTTATCTAAGGGTATCAAATTATTAATGCAAGCTCAAGTACAACTTGAAGGATTTACCCCAGGAACAGTAGCATATAAAAGTAATAACCCCGGAAATGTGGGAACAGAAACATCAACAAAACCACCAAAGATAAAAACATTCGGCACATTAGAAGAAGGTATAAAAGCACAGTGGAATAGAGTATTAAAAGGAGCATTAAACAATACTTCTTCTAATTATACATCAAATATGACTTTGTATGATTATTTATACAAATATGCTCCCCCTTATAACGATCAAGGAAGTCCAACAGGTAATGATCCAACATCTTATACTAACTTTGTGATTAATTATTTCAAATCAAGTGCTAATATTGATATAACAGCAACTACTACTTTAGAACAAATTAATGCTATTAAATAATGGGAGTACCTAAAAACGTCATAGTAACAAGTAAATATACATCTGGAAATGAATTTGTGATTGCTAAAACAAGCAATCCTTATCAAGGATATTATTATGAGTTTAATGGTAAAATATTTGCTGGAAAGGAATTTAATTCAAAAAATCCTGAAATATTAAAAAAAGATTCTAATAGTGTTAATAAATTACTTAATAGAAGTAACTCAACAGTAATTTATTCTCTCATATCAGGAGTTACATCACAAATGCTCTCAACACCCCCAGTAGCTTCTGTTCCTTCCATAGTAGATAGAACCTCAATTAAATCTGTTAAATTCTTTTATAAAAAATATAATGATAATCTTATAAAAGAAACAGATGAAAATGGATATAAATCACTCCAATCTCAGCCTGTATATCAAACTACATTTGTAGGAACATATAATGGAACTACTCA